ACCAAAAATAATTGGAACGGGTGCGCCGTAATCTGCCAGCTCGTTAAGCGTGTCAAAACCCCGGCTTTGGGTAAAACGATTACCTGCGTTAACACTCCCAAGATCTAGTTGCGACCGCTTTGATGCCTCTGGCATCTTTGGCTTTGGTGTCAGCAGATAACTGACACCAGTCAGCACCAAGCTGATGGCAAGATTGACAAGGATTGCAGTACTTACTGGTTCGCCTGTATTTAAAATCTCAGGGATGTGTGCATATTCAGCAGGTCTTACTACTCCCTTGCGCCTAACCTCAGCAGCAAACTTGCGATACTCCTCCTCCGTTATTCCAATCGTCTTGATTAACTCTTTCTCGTACGGAAGCAGTGGTACGTCGTAAACAGACGGGCCGAAGACCATTGCACCTTTTTCAGTCTTCGATTGACGTACAAGATTCCCGTCTGCCATGTGACTGCAAATGCCCAGGATTGCTGCGGTAACAGCAGAATGTCACCATCATACTCAGGCTTTTCAACTCGCATACCCCAACGCATAATGTCGCGGCAGATCTCCCATTTGCTTGCCTCATACCAAGACTGCTTAAACGGTGGCGCTTCAACACCCATCCGCTCCAATGCTTGATAACACAAGTGGATGCAGTCGATATAGCCGTCACTACCGTCAGCGCCAAAGCGATACGGCATTCCAATTAGATCACTGCAGTCGGACACTGTTGCTAATGGGTAGGTTGCCAACCATGCGCTGCGTCAACGAACGCCTTGGTACGTCCGTTCCAACAGCATCCAAGACAGAACTTAGCTCTAGGTTAAGCGAGGTGTTATCCCACTGGCCTCCAGTGACTTGGCCGGTATAAGTATGGACAGTGGAGTGGTTTGCTGTAAGGCCAGAGTCAGGGTCAGAGTCTTCGATAATTAAGACATCTACCTCCATTATGTAGCTGTCTTGAATTGCTTTGACCGCCCAACTACGAGTTAGTTCATTATTTGGAAAAACAAGCGTGGCTTCAAGTCCATCACCTGTGCGGTTAACGGTAACGCCTGAAAAACCAAACGGCGCAAAAGTGTAACCATCGTTTTTGTAAGTCAGTTGCTTGTTAATAAAAAAGTTTTGATACCGAAATTCAACGGTATCTTTTGCTTTAATTCGTAAAACGTGGCCAAAAGCAAACTGCGTCACATTCCTAACCTCTTACGAGTGCTGCTGCTCATCTGCAACCGCTTAAGCGTTTGTTGTTCACCCTGTTTAGCACCCTGATCAGCGGCTTGCCTTATGCCTTGCTGGAACTGATCAGCCGTAACGTAGTCAACGCTGTTAATACGTTCCACTGAATACCGAACATCGATTGGAGCGGCAACTGCTACACCGCCACCTTCTCCTGACGTTCCAGAGCCTCCTGCTTCTGGGATGACAGAAGAACCGCGAGCGCCACGCGAGTAACGCGCCATGCTTTCTCGCATCTTGCTTTCGGGGATGATGTACTCGCCTTGGCCACCCTCGCCAACCAAAGTTGCAGTTGGGCCAGAAACATAACTTCCCGCTGCGTTGAGCCTTAAGGGAGTTGAAGCAGCAGCATCCGCCAAGCTGCTTGTGCTGGGCAGCACCGAATCCAACGTTGAATTAGGCACACCTGCAAAACTGCCTTGAGCCGCCGATCCAGCAGCTGATCCAAAGAAATTAAGCGCAATGCCCAGAATCTTCATCCGAATTGCATTAGCAATCATTTGCGCTGCCATGTCCGCAAAGTGATCTGCAGTGCGGCTAAATAAATTTGCCAGCGCCTCTTGAGCAGACATGCTGCCAGTGATCAACCCTTTAAACGACTCGCTAAACGCATTGCCAATAGCATTAGCAGCTGCAATAACTTGATTTGCAGGGTCAACAAGATCATTGAGAACGCCTTGAATGCGTCTCATTTCTGCTTCAATGTTTTCCGCAGGAGTTTTTTTGCCTTTAACTTCGCCCTTAGCAGTACGACCTTTTTCTTCAATTTTATTACGCCGCCTTAGTGCATCGTTAAGCGCATCAACGGCAGCAGCGTGAGCCTTGGTATTTTCCGTTTCAGCAACCTTAATCCGCAGATTTGCGATTAAAATTTCGTTGCTTTCGAGCTGCTTCTCTACCAGTCGATCAATTTCTTTTTTCTGTTTCTGAGCTTCAATCACCTGCTTAGCAGCAGCAGGCGTAGAGCCATTCATAATTAGATCGCCGTATTCTTTTTCAAATGCGTTGCGATCTCTTATTGCGTCTAATTTTCTCTGCAACGGCTCCAACAGCCTTTCACCGGCTTTGTTTTGACGCTCAATAAGAGCAGTAGCCTCTCGTTCAAACCTAAGGTTTTCAAGTTTAATAGCTTTGCTTTCAATAGAGTTGCTTAAAGAAATATCTTCTTGATCCGTTAGACGCTTGCGTTCTGCTGTACCGGTTTCTTGTATTTTTGCAATTTTTGATTCGAGCGCAAGTTTACGTCTAATAATTGACTCCCCTACAGCACTAGTGTCGGCAAATTTTTCCTCAGAAACAATCTGTTTATTAAGGATATTAAGTCGTTTACTTAAATTTATTGTTGGGTCTGTTTTAGGTCCTTTAGAAATTTTAGGAGGGTCTTCTGGGTCAAAAAATTTAACACCTTTAAGTAAAGCGCGAATTTCTTTTAATTTTTCACCAAATCTGCCCAAAGCATCTGTTCTATTTTCTATAAATTGTTCTTCAAGCTCTTCAGCACGTTTTCTGCCAAACTCTGCAGGATTGATAACACCCCCACCAACACCCGCCATACCCGCAGTTATGGCCGCTGCGTTCAACCTATCCATAAAAGTAACTTGTTTCGCTTTTTCGACCGCAATATCATGCTCAGCTTGTAAACGAGACTCAGCAAGAGCTAACTCAACTGTTGAAGCGTCTGTAATTTTTAGCGCATTTAAAAGTCTTCCTGTTTCTGCAACCCCTATGTCATCACGTGCAGCAAAAATTTCTTGTGCAAGAGCTAGCTCTGTATTTGCTGCGGCTAATCGATCAAAAGCAGCTCCGCTACTCCCAAAAATTCTTGTAAGAGCTTTTTTATCTGCAAAATTTTCAAACTCAGAAAACGCACCAACAAGTTCTAGTGCTTCGTCTTTTGTTACGCCAAATTGTTCCGCAAGATTTTTAACGTCTTGAGCAGTTCCTTTAGCTTCTAAACCTAAATCAGCCGCTTTAGCATTGACTCCGGCTAACGCTTTATCAAACTTTTCGGCTTCTTCAACAGCTTGACCTATTGCTGTGCCGACAATGGACAGCGCGAATCCAAACTGCCCCCCAAGAAGACCACCACCAAGACCGCCAAGCGCACCACCGGCTGCCGCTGCTCCTGATTGACCAAACAGCAGAGGAAAACCACCGCCAATAAGCGCACTACTTGCGCCAGTGCCAAACTGTCTTCTTGTTCGCTGATTTGCAGCCTTTCGGTCGGCTTGATTTGCAGCTCGTATTGCTTGACGTACGTCCGCAGCCTGCCGAAAAAACTGATTAAAACTAGCCTGCTTTTTAAGCAGTTGATCCATAGACGCAGCGGCGTTTTTATTTGATTGTGCAAAAACGTCTATAATTTCTCTCGCCTCATTTATTTCCTTACCAAACTGAGTAACTCTTTTTCCAGCAGCACTATAGGGGTTTCTTTTTCCTATATTATTTTGTACTTTATTTAGTTCTTTAAGTTTTGCATTTAGTTGTTTGAGCCGGTCGTCAAATAGTTTTAACTCTCTAACACCTTTGAGAGCAAGGTTAATATCTACGTCGTACTGGGCCACGGGGAAAACACGTAGAGTCTTACGCTTCAGTCTACCGCGCACTCATTGAGCGCGCCCTAGAGCTGGTTTTGGTGTTTTGTATCGCTTTTTCCTGCTGCTCGTTGTGCAGTTCGTAGTAAGCGGCCCAGCCAATTAGCTCTTCTTGGGTTAGGTGCTGAGCAAGCTGGGCGACTGTGGTTCCTAATTCCTTGGCAAGAAAATAGATGAAGTACCAGTCGCTATTAGCTTTTGAGGTCTGCTTTCGCTTCCTCCACCTTGTTCTCCGCTCCGGAAGACAGCATGGCAAGTTGAAGCTCCTGTAGCACGCTGGCGTCTATAGCGTTTTTAAGTTGGGCTCTTTCGCCGTCCTGAAACAAACGTTTGCCGTCTGCATCAAGAGATTTCTCAATCATCATGCCCAACGCAAAATCGTTGGCATCGTCAGACCCTGCCTTTTTTTGGATTGATTCGCGCTCAGCGATAGTAAGGGGGTGCCAATAAACTTCGAGCACCACATCGTCGCCGTCTTTAATTTCGTGTTTATACAGCTGGCTAACGCCGAACTTGTTACGGAGCAGTTCGGTAGCGCGCATAAAGTAGTAGCGTTTGTCTTAATATACTACACAACTGCTGTAAATTGACAAGAAACAATACCGATAAAATGCGAGCGGTCCTCTAGCTCTAACGGCGTTGGGCCAGAAATATCAGATACGCGAGGAGCAACACTAAACGTATCGGTGTAGTCTAAGGCGTTGACTGACGTAAGGCCGTCAATAACTGCTTCGCTTATGGCAGAAAGCACTGACGTACCGGCAGATTTGGGCACATAAACGTTGCACTGGATAACGCCAGAGTAGTAGTCCTGGGCTGCGCCTTGATTTTGAATGGTGGAACGGTTGAAGTTGACTGTCATAAGAATGTATTTTTTGTCTTTGCCGGGGGTGGTGTACTGAACGTTGTCGTAGACCATCAGTACCGTGTTGTCGGCGGCTGCAACCGTGTCAGTAACTGCTTTTTCAAAGGCTGCTCGGGCGTTTACGAGAGTCATGGCTTAGAGCTTGGTATAAGACCCGAACACACTGCTGCTGGATCCAGTTCTGGCAAAAATGCGGCCAGGACGTTTGTCCCCAAAGGTCTGCTGGACCAAATAACGCATT